TGTACAACCGGCTTCAGCCTGGTGGCGCAATCATCCTGATCAATCATCGAATGCACGAGGACGACCTAAGCGGTTATCTGATCGAGCAACAGAATGCGGGTGGCGACAAATGGACGATTGTCCAGCTTCCCGCTATCGACAGCACCGGGGCGGCGCTCTGGCCGGACGCTTACCCTATCGAGGCGTTAACCCGCATCCGAGCGAACTCGCTGCCCCGGTACTGGTCAAGTCTTTTCCAGCAAGACCCGCAGCCCGACGAAGGCACGTTCTTCAAACGCGAGTGGTTCAAACGATATGATGAACGTCCTCCGGTTAACCTCTTTGGGACATCCGACTTCGGCGTTACCGATGGTGGTGGGGATTTCACCGAGCACGCCGTATGGGGCGTATCCAGTGACAGTGAGATTTACGCTATCGATTGGTGGCGCGGTCAGACTGATGCCAACGCATGGATTGAGGCGTGGCTTAATCTGGTCGCCAAGCACAAGCCACTAACATGGTTCGCCGAGTCCGGTGTCATCAGGCGCGCGATTGAGGGAAGCCTCAAGAAACGCATGGATGAGCGTCGCGTCTGGACGGCGATCGAATGGGTTGCCAGCATCAACGACAAGCCGACACGGGCCAGAGGGTTTCAGGCACTAGCTGCTAATGGCAAAGTGCAATTCCCGAACAAGCAATGGGCTGGCGAAGTGATTGACCAGCTCATCCGCTTTCCCGCAGGCAAACATGACGACGCGGTCGATTGCTGCAGCCTGATTGGCCGCGCAGTTGACGAGGCATGGCCCGCGACGATGGCGAAGGCAAAGGCCATCACGAGGCCGCAGGACAGATACACAATGCATCGGCGCGAAAGCCCGGGGAGCTGGAAAACGGTATGAAAACGCCACGAGATATAACTTGGACCACAGAGTACTTGCGCGCTTATGTTGAAGAGCTTGGCGAGATGCAGGCCGAAAGGGACCCGGTTTATGCAGCGGAGCGCGCCGCGCGCTTGGGGCGGAACGCCCTGCAAGAAAAGTTCGAAAACGAACTTTGGCGGCTTCCCTACCTTTTGGCACTCCCTGACGACCCCGACGCAGTTTTTAGTCTGTCGGCAGGCGGCTAATGGCAAAAGCGAAGCGTTCCGACACCAAGTCCGACGAGGATGCATACCTCGAAGATTTGAAGAGGAAAGCCACGTCTGCGATGGATTTGCTCGATGACGGCAAGGTCAAGGCACAGATCGCGCAAGACTATTACGACGGCATCCAGTGGACGACGGACGAACGCAACACGCTAAACAAGCGTGGCCAGCCCGCTCTCACGTTCAACCATATCAAGCCTGCCATCAATGCGATTATCGGCATGGTGGAGCGTGGCAAGACTGACCCGAAAGCCTGGGGCCGGACACCGAAAGACAACGACGCGGCTGAAGTGGCAACGGATGGCCTGCGTTACGTCGCTGACGTGAACCGCTTCCAGACCATGCGCCGCGAAGCCCTGAAGGACATGCTGGTCTGGGGCACTGCGGTTGCGGTGGTCGAGGTCGATGGCGACAAGGAAGTCACCATGCGCCGGGTCAGGCCGGAAGAATACTTTTATGACCCGTATTCGCGGGAAGCTGACTTTAGCGATGCGCGTTTTGACGGTATCGCCAAGTGGATGGACGAAGCCGACGCGGTTGCAATGTTCCCCGACAAGGAAGCAATCATCCGCCAGTCGGTGGATACCGCGCCGCAATTGAACGAGAGCTTCAAGGACCGGCCTAACCGGGCTTGGTCTTGGGCAGACAGCAAGTCGCGCCGCATCATGCTGTTTGAGATGTACCATCGCAGGGGCGCGGATTGGTATCGCTGCATGTTCGTTGGCGGTGGCATTCTCGCTGCTGGCCTGAGTGAGTACAAGGATAGCAAGGGCAAGCCCCGCAAGTGCACCATTGCGCAGTCGGCATTCGTAGACCGCGATAACTGCCGTTATGGCGTTGTCCGTGACATGATCGGGCCGCAAGACGCCATCAACAAGGGCCGGTCAAAAGCCGTTCACATCCTCAACGTGTCCAAGTTGCGGGTGGACCCGGGCGTGATGGACGTGGACGCCATCCGCGCCGAATGGGCCAAGCCGGACGGCATTATCGAAGCACGCGACGGGCAGATTCAGGAGCTTGGCGACAAGCAATTGACGCCTAGCCACATGCAATTGCTGGCTGACGCGAAAGACGAAATGCGCCGCCAGTCTCCAACACCTGGCCTCGTTGGTCGTGGTGGAGGAAGCCAGTCGGGCAGGGCCATCCTCGCCGAGCAACAGGCCGGGATGATGGAACAGTCGCCGGTCCTCGCGTCGTTCGATGACTGGACGATGCGCATGTATCGGTCGATGTGGGAATGCATCAAGCAATTCTGGGACGGTCCCAAGTGGATTCGCGTCACGGATGATGAGCAGGCCCCGCGCTTTATCATGATGAATGAACCGGCGCTGATGATGGGGCCGGATGGAAACCCGGTCATTGGCCCTGATGGTCAGCCGATCATTGACGCCAATGTGCCCCCACGCAATTCGCCTGCACAGATGGATGTCGATATCATCATCGATAGCACGCCAGACACGGCGGTCATTCATGAAGAGCAGTTCGCCAAGATTGCGGAGCTTGTTCAGGCTGGGGTGCCTATACCGCCTGACGTAATTATCGAAGCATCGAGCCTGCCAAAGAAGCGGATGCTGCTTGACCGCCTGAAAAAGGCGCAGGAAAGCCAGCAAGGCCAGCCAGACCCGAATGCGCAGGCTATGCAGGCCGAGCAAGCCAAGCTCGAAATGCAGATGCAGGCCAAGCGTGAAATGATGCAGTTGGATGCGCAGGCTCATTCAGCGCAGCTTGATCGTGACGCCAAGGCGCAGGAAATGGCCGCGTTTCGTCAGGCAAATCTTGAGAACCACAAAGCAGCATTGCGTGAGCGCGAGCTTAACATGCAGGCCGAACACGCTGGCCGCATGAAGAACATGGAATATGAGCATTCATCGCGGCAGTCTGAGATGAGCTTCGAATACAAGCAGCGCGAGCAGGCCGGAAACATGAAGCCCGCGCCGCAGTTTGGCTTGACCCTTGGCGAGCAGACCGAGGCGGCTATTGCAATGGCACAAGAGGCCAGCGCGTCGGCTATGGCACAAGCGGCTGATGGCATGACGCAAGCGGCGCAGGCAATGCAACAGACGGCTTCGGCTATTGCGTCGATTGCCCAGGTTAGCGCGGCTCCGCGTCGGCTTGTGAAAGACCCAAGGACAGGTGAAAAGCGGGTGGAGATTGTCCGCGAGCCGGTGAACTAACATGGCGGTTAGCCACGTCTACAGCAACCTAGTCCCAGACGCGACGGGGACCATGAGTGTGTGGTTTGGGGCCACGACTCAGACTGTAGCCGCGTCCGACGTTGTGAAGCCCTCAGATTGGAACAGTGCGCACAACCAGGTTGTCACATTGGCTGGCAATACGGCTGGCGTCTCGGTCGTCACCGGCACGAACATCGTATTCGGTGGTTCGAATAACGTCACCCTGTCAGGCATTCAGGGCGTTAACGAAGGCACAATCAACATCAGCGCGGCTGCTGGTGGGGGTGGTGGCGGGTCCATGACCGTGTCGGCTGGCACGTCATCGGCTGCGCTTGGTAGCATTGTCTATAGCAACGCTAACGGGGTCAGTTTTGGGCTGAACGGCTCAACCATCACGGCGACGGTAGCCACGAACTACCTCACTACTGCCCAGCCTGTTGGCGCTTATCTGACGACGGCACGGGCAAGCAATGACGCCATTGGCCTGAATACTGCGCAGAGCAATGTGACATGGACCGTGAACTCAAGCGGTCTATCTCTCGATGCTCGCGGCTATGCGGGAAGTGGCTACACATCCACGACCACGGCAGGCACTGCCATCGTGGGCACGCACAACAGCGCGGGGCTTAGCCTTGGCGTTCCTGCGTTCCTGACCACTGCCCAGCCGGTCGGGGCGTACCTGACCACGGCGCGGGCCAGTAACGACGCGGTGGGGCTTAACACTGCCCAGTCAAATGTGACGTGGACGGTCAATAGCTCCGGTCTGTCGCTTGATGCTCGCGGCTACGCAGGCACGGCAACAGGCGCGACTAACGCCAGCGTGACGGTGAACTCGGGCGGCGTGTCGGTCTCGGTCGGCAACTACATCACGACGGCGCGCGGCTCGACGGACGCCATCGGGCTGAACACCGCGCAAAGCAATGTCACCTGGACGGTCAACTCATCGGGGTTGAGCCTAGACGCTCGCGGCTATGCCGGGACCGGGACGACGTTCAACGGGGCCAACATATCGGGCAGCGTCACGCTGGACAGTGCGGGTCTGCAGCTATCATTGAGCGGAGCCACGGCGGCACCTAGCCCGGTAGGGATATCGGCAGGAACGACAAGCGCCAGCCTTGGCAATCTTGTGTTCAGCAACTCGAATGGCGTCAGCTTCGGGTTGAACGGCTCGACCATTACGGCCAGCGCAGCGGGTGGTGGTGGCGGTATTGGTGCGGGTGTCTCCAATCTTGGCAACACGGCGGGTTCGACGGGCACGGTATCGACGGGCAACGTGGTGTTTGTCGGCTCAAGTGGTATCACGTTAAGCCAGTCCACGGCGGGTGCTGGTAGTGCGGCGACCATCACTATCCTTGGCCTTGGAAACAAAGAGACCATCTCAAGCTGGCAGTATCCAGCAGAGATTAACTCATCCTCCGCAATGGCAGGGCAGTCGGTATCGATGGCTGCGGCCTTCATGATGCCGCAGGATGGGTCATTCAGTTTTATGCGCCTTCCGGTGTCGATGAGTACAAACTCAACGACCATTGCAACGGTTGCCACCGCAAACGCAAATATGTCTGCTGAGTTGTATTCGACTTGGAATGCGGTTGTTTATAGCCTTGGGACGGGTGCAAGCTCCAAGTCGCTTATATCTGTTGTGTCCGGCTCTGGCGGGTTTACGTGGCGCAACTCAATCAGCATCACGAACACAACTCAGTACAGCGTTACGCAAGGGTTTAGCGCCCAAGCGCAGGGTGCTGGTACAACGCTGACGACGCAGTACAGCATCAGCAATACAAACTGGTCATTGGTCTCAACGGCCATTCAGCCAGCATTCTCAGCGGCTCGTTACATTGACATCCCGTTTGCCAATTCATTGACACCAGGGCCTTACTGGGTAGTGTTTGGCTTCAGCACAAGCAGTGCGACCAACAACGCCTCATTCACGGCAGGCACGCAGTGCAACGTCAGGTTTACGGCGGTTCACGGTGCCACGCAAAGCAACCAGGTGTGGGGCGTTATGGGTTCAACGAACCTGACCACAGGCGGTCTTGCCGGGGTCGGCTCATTCTCGACGGCTGGCGGGGGGACGACTAGCGGATTTGATATATCGTTTATCAGCTCTAACGCTTCCCACTTCATCCCGGCCTTCATGCTTCTCAGGAGCGCATAGGTACACATGGCAACGCTGACAGCTTCACGTCTCTGGCTTGATAGCTTGAGGCCGCAGACAAACGACGCGAACGAACTGACCGAAATCATCGCTCTCGTGAATGTGGAATTTGTGGACGAGAACGGCGTGCGGGCTTTCGTGAAGCAGGAAAACATTGATACATTTGCTATGTCCCCACCGGGCGATTTGGCCGTCATTCAGGCGCTGTTTCAGACCTTGGTGGACGGGCTTAAACAGCAATACGGGATTGCATGACACAGGCAGCGCAGATCGTCAGTTATGATTTCGCCGGTAGACACAACCGCGATCTAGAGTTGAGCCGCGGTCGCATCCTGAAGGCAGCAAGCTGGAAGAAGCAGCGCGTTGTTGTGATGATACCGTCAGCCGCGATGATGCCAGCGAAAGTGGCCCTGAGTCACTGGAACATGATCTTCCCGCCCAACCAGGCGGTACATCGGATGCTGTGCCTTGGGATGGAAGTAGGCGACGCCTACAGCCAAGCCATTGAACAGGTGCTTGCGCATCCAGAGCTAAGCCAGTGGGAGTTCATCCTGACGGTGGAGCATGACAACTGCCCCCCGCCTGATGGTGTCCTGAAACTGATCGAGCGCATGGAAGCGCACCCCGAGTATGCCTGCATCGGCGGGTTGTACTGGACGAAGGGCGAGGGCGGCGTGCCGCAGATATGGGGCGACCCGAAAGACCCGGTGCTAAATTTCAGGCCGCAGCCGCCCGTCACTGGGGAGCTAGTCGAATGCTGCGGGACCGGTATGGGCTTTAACTTGTGGCGCACGTCGATGTTCAAGGATGAGCGTCTGCGCAAGCCTTGGTTCAAGACGCTGGCAAGCGCGCAGGGTGTGGGCACGCAGGATTTGTACTTCTGGGGCGATGCTCGCAAGTACGGCTACCGTTGCGCCATCGATTGCGGCGTGCTGGTCGGGCATTATGACCACGCTTCGGATACGATGTGGTGAAAGGGGACACCGTCGTCGTCATCTGGTACGGCGATGACTATTACGTTGAAATCAACGGTCGTGATCGGTTCACGGCGACATTCGATCAGGTGAAGGAATTACTTGGTGGCAAAAGCCCAGAAGAAGCCAACCCCGGAAGCCTTGAAGACGCCTACGGCGCCTATCAAACTTGATATCGGGTGCGGCGGGAACAAGAAACCCGGGTTTGAGGGCGTTGACCAGTATGCGATGCCAGGCGTTGACCATGTGTTCAAGATCGGCGGCGAGGCGTGGCCCTTCGCTGACAACTCGGTGGATGAGGCGCATAGCAGCCACTTCCTCGAACACCTGACGAACCTCAACGGTAAGTGGGAACGGGTGCATTTCTTTAACGAGCTGCACCGCGTTATGCAGCCGGGCGCAAAGGCCACGCTGATTTTCCCGCACTGGGCAAGCAACCGCTTTTACGGCGACCCGACGCATTGTGAGCCATTCAGTGAGATGGGGTTCTATTACCTTTCGCGCGAATGGCGGAAGACACAGGCCCCGCATTCAGACATCGAGTGGAACCCTAACGGCTATTCTTGCGATTTCGAAGCGACGTGGGGTTATTCGATGCATCAGTCATTGCTGACCCGCAATCAGGAATACCAGCAGTTCGCGCTGCAGAATTATAAAGAGGCAGCGCAGGACATCATCGCTACGATTGCCTGTAGGAAATGACGATGTCCGAGCCGGATTTTGTCGAAAGGGCGCGCGAGTACCAGCGGGCTTATTATTTAGCAAACCGGGAAAAAAGGATTGCGTATCAGCGCGAGTACCACGCAAAGAACAAGCCATCTATTCAAATAGCGAAGAGAGAGGCGAGGATTGCTGCGGGCCTTCCAGTTAAAGAGGCGCCGCCACTTGCGTCCGGTCTAAGCGTCAAGGAATACAATAAACTGCACCATGCAGAGCGAAGGTCTGTGTGGCTTCTTGAAGAGCGTATTTTGTGCCTTCAAAAAGTGTCTGGATGTAAAAAGCCAGTGTGTGTGTCATGTGGGTGTGATGACATCTTTGTTCTTGCCATCAACCATAAGGATGGTGGAGGAAGAAAAGATCATGACGGAAACCCTCGGCGGTTTCGTTTGCGGATACTTTCTGGGGAGCGCCCCGTCGATGACTTGGATGTGCGCTGCCAGAATTGCAACATTAGGTACGAGTACGAGCGCGGATACAGGAAAATGCCTCGCGCCGCCTCCGAACTCATCGAAAAGATGACCGGGGGCTGATGCCTTGTTCCAAGCAAATTTTGTCCAGGTCAATGCTTATCAGATAGGCATTGTCCCGGCGACGATTGGCGGGGTTATCGTTGACGAGGCACGTAGCAAGGGCGGGTTCGACCCGTATTACTACAAACGCCGGAACAAGCGGCGCGTTGATGCCGAGGACGTGCAGGAGTTCGTTGCCGAGGTCTTGGCATCGCCTGACATGGCCGAGGAAGCGGAAGCCGCCAAGATTGCGGCGCTGCAGTTCCTCGCAATTCAGAACACAGCCCTTGAGGGCGAGAAGCGTGACGCGCTGGCAACGGCGCTCCGCGAGATCAATAGTTTTTACCGGCAAGCCCGGGATGAGATCAAACGTCGTCAGTCCGAAGAGGACGAAGACGACGACGATTTACTGCTGCTGAGTTTTTAGCAGCTAACGCGCCGCCATGCGTCAAGGGCGAGGCGAAAGCCAATCCGCCGCCGGGATATCGGGCGAATACGTAGGGAACCAATGACAGACGAAAACGACAAACTGTCGTTCCTTGATCAACCGAGGGACGATAACGGTAAATTCGCGTCCAGATCAGAGCAGCCCGCGCCGGTCGAAGCACCAGCGCCGCCTGTATCTGCAGCGCCCGAACCAGTAGCCCCGCCAGTTGTGGAGCCGGTAGCACCCGTACAAGTGCCACCCGGATACATCCCGACAGCCGCGCTCTTGGATGAGAGGGAAAAGCGCCAGAAGTACGAGAGGGAACTCGAAGACTTCAAACGCAAATACGAGGAAGCCACTCGGAAGCCACC